CTTTGCCGTATCGATAAGTATACTCATCGCCTAAAGCTTCCAATACATCTAAAGCAAATTTAAAATTCATATGGGCCTGACCTACCCATAAAGTCATTGGGTGTTTTGGATGAGCAATTTTATATAACTCACAATCATCGTCGTAATGTTTTTTATATGCACTACACAACATTTGTGCAGTTTCTAATACCATTTTAACTACGTGTTTATCGCAGTGGTATTTAGCTATTATTTTCGGATCCTTGTGTAGATGGAATAGATTCATTATTTTTTTCCCTTTCGTTATAATACTGATCAACTCTTCTTAACCAATTAAACTTAGCTTGTCTAAATTCTTGTCCTTCAAATATAAATTCTTGGAACAAATTGTCTTTAGTACAAATAAGATTAACTCCTTTTTGTATATTAGTACCATACACTTCATTGTGTGCTAGTGCATATGCGGCAAGTTGAAGCAGATAATCACCTATCCATTCCTTTCTTTTTGGCTTGTTACTTTGTTTAAAGTCTATTATACTTTCGGCCCCATCATAAATACCCACTACATCAGTAGCCCCTGCATACAACCCTGGGTAGTATAATGTTACTTCTAATCCCCAATATTCATTAAGTCTATTAGTAAGGCCTTTTTCTATGATTTGCTGGGCCATAGAATGGGCTAGAACGCCCGTTTCAGTTAAATCTAGGTGTTGCTGGTCCTTGATCCATGATTCTAAAATATGGTGCATTGTAGTCCCTCTGGATGCTGCTTGATCCTTGATTTTATCTGCCTCTACCGCGCCTACTCTTGCTTTCCAAGCGGCTAAAGCTTTTCTTTTTTCTTCTGGCTGAGTAGCTGCTAAGATAGTAGTCACGGACGGTAATTTCTGGTCACTTACATCATAATGCCTTTGACCTTGAATCAAGGACCTAGTTGATGTTGGATATTGATATAGATTATTCAGTTTCATTTAGATCTTCCACTGTTACAAGATAATTGTATTTTTTGCCTCTATATTCTCTAGACATTCTTAAATAAGCTTTGCCTGTATAAACGGCATTCTCTTCATAATTATTATAAGAATCCTGAAACTCTTCATCACTTTGACGAATTTCTTTACGAGTTAAAGGTTTATTTTTTCTTACATAAAAACCTGTGCCTCCATAAACGTGTTGTTTCTTATTTTTAAGACCTATTGAATTAATGGCATGCTCAACACCATCAAATCTTAAATCTATGAATCTATTTTCAATTGCCTTTAACTTAGGCCAGGGTAGTTTTTTTGTTCTTTTCATTAATGTAACCTTTCTATATGTTTTTTTTCTTCCATTGCTTCACCTATCATAAGCCTTCTTTTTTCAATTAATTTATTTAAAGCACCTATTACACCTTTTTCCCAAACCCAAGGTTTATTATAATAATCTACTTTAAACCAACTTTTAGGTAACCAAATTTGAATAGGTTTTAAAATAGCTCCATATTTATGTTTTAGCCACCAAAAAGATCTACCACTAATTTCATAAATTTCAGCTAATACTGCTTTTTTGCTTTGCCTAAGAGCAGTAAATCTTATTCTTCTATGAAAATAAAATTCGTTGTTCACTGTTTATCTTTCATCTCCTTATCTATTTCTAAAAATCTAATCCACATAGCCTTAGTTGATCCATTCTTTAATGAATTACATCTACTACAACAAAACATAACATTACCTTTTTTATAAGTTTCTTCTGAATTGAAACGATCTACTGATAAGTTAGTAGGTAACTTATTACCTTTACCTGTTCTTTTATAAGTTAATGGTACGTAACAATACTTACAAAGTTTACCATCAGTCCCTGGAAATTTATCTTTCATTTCTTGTATGTGCATATAATACTCAGCATACATTTCTTGTAAAGTTATTTCAGGTTTCCAACCTTTTCTTTGATAGTTTCCTTTTATTTTTGGATTAATTGCACTTGGTTTAAAGATTCGTTTAAATGAATTCTTAACATAAATTTCTTCCTTGTTATTGTATCTTAAATCACTATCTCTTTTCTTTTGTTTATTATTTCTTCTCCATTTCGCACCTCTTTTATTATCACAAAGTTTGCAATAAGATGATTTTTTATGAAAAAAATTATAAGTAAATTCTTGCTTACACGTAAAACAAATTTTACTTTTTATCGGTAACTCTTCCATCATCATTCCTTTTTCTGTTTGGCCATTTACATTCAATGGTTAATTTACCAACGTCTGTCCAAATGACAATGTCATGTCCATATGGTTTTTCATAAATCCAATACTTCTGATAACTATTCAAAACAATGGACATATTACCATCCTTGTCCCTTGTTTCTTGAATAATATTGTCCTTGGTCCTTGTTCCTTGATGTGTTCTGCCTGAGTCTTGCATATCGGCAACATCTGCAGCAAAGTCTCTTATGTCTGATGCTCTTATTTCTAATGCCATTATATTTTCCTTTCTAAACAAATTTTATTTGTTCCAACTTCTATAGTTTTAAAATTAAAAGCCGTTAAAGCATAAGCGATCGTGTCCATAGAAAAAGTATGATGATCATCAAACACAAATCTTGTATGAGGCGCTGATCGGTTTGCAAACCAAATAGCTTCTGTTAGAACTTCTTTAGTCATATGCGGACCATCAAAATGTACAAAAGCAAATGTATTATTATAATACGTAACTGACTGCATAAAAGCTTTATCAGTCATATTAGCTAGATGAAACTTACCTGCATTACGATAGTCTTTAAAATCATTTAACATCGTATCTCTCATTTCGTCAGTATAATCAGCGGTATACGAAGGACCATTGTCATAGTGTTGGTAATTTAAATTACCATAAGGATCGACACCAATGTGCATGTAATTATTTTTTACATTGTCCATTATAATTTTAGAACCTAGTCCTTCTCGAACTCCAATTTCACATGAATAATAACCTTCACAATTAAAATCTTTTGTCCATTTTTCTAACAGTTCGTATTCCTTACTATCTCCTCTAATCATACTACTCCTTTTATTTTTTTAATTTTACCTGATCCATCTGCAGCGATTAATAAAGTATAGGCCGTTTTACCATCATAATAGTATCCGCTTATAATCCATTTTTTCTTCTTCACTGTAACCTCGCCGTTTTAAGAACTTCTTGTATTTCTTTTTCTGTAATTTTTATCTCACCTTGGTTATTACATTTAATACAATCTTTATGGTTGTCCGCATCTTTAGACTTACCAATATATCCATTACCATTACAGTCTGGACAAATAGCTTTAGCAATTATCATTCAGTACTCCTTGGTTAGAAAAGATTTGTTGTGCAAATTTTTTTCTTACTTTTCGTTTGATGTAATCTGGATTGTAACCAGCAAATTGACATACGGTTACAAAACTTTCACTCTTATCCATATTAGTTAATATTTCTAAAGATTCTTTCTTATCCTTTAATGTAGAATCTTTATAATGTTTTGAATGAAAAGCATCAATAACTAAATAACTTAGTACTGATCTCCATAACTTTTGTTCAGGTAAAAGTTTTTTTACTGGCTCTGCCATTCTTATTACAGGTTTAAATCTTGCCATTATACACCTCGTTTTTTTCTTACTTTCGTTACTTTACCATTTAAAGATTTAACTTTTTCATTAACTAATAAAGTTATTGTTTGTGATCTACTGATTGTCATATCAGGTACAATTACTTTTCTAATTGCATCGATATTATTATATGTTTCCTTAGATAAAGAAACATTTTTATATTTACTTATGTCTGTCATTGTTATACTCTTTCGTTAGTGTTTAATATTAATATGGGATGTTATAGTAACTTATTCAAGTAGTCAAGGGTAAAATGAAATTTTTATTAGTAATTCAAATATGTTCTGTTATAGCGCAACAATGCACAGGGTCTTATGAAATAGGTAGATATAAAGACCATTATGATTGTGCAACCGCAGGTTTTATTAATGCTATGGGGACTATAAGAGAAATAGGTGTTGAGGAAGTAAATAAAAATAAACTTTTAGTTAACTTTTCTTGTCAAGAACAAGAGTCTATTTAACATTACAATAGTGGCCGATAACTAATTTATCATCTAAAGTATACCAACCTTGGTGTTCACCAATATTATCTTTATATTTTGCAATTTGTTCAATTATTCTTTGACCGACTACAGCACAATTATCTTCCGTATCAACAGGATAATAATTTTTTTCTAAATTATCTGGACCAGCTAATAATACTACTATAACTACTAAAGATTTCATTTCTATTTCAAACACCTTGTCCTCTAGATCTTTTTCTTTTTGGTACCCTTTTATTAAATGACTTGGCATGTCGACCCGGACGTTTTTTAGATGTTTCTTTAAAAAAAGTTACTTGTCCAATTGCTGATTTTTTAGCCATTTTTTATCCATCTCATCTAATTTTAAATATTTAATAGAACCATTTACATATTGTTTTACATCATAACCACAATTAGTACATCTATAGTAATCAGTTACAATTGCTATTAATATAACCTCTTCTTGACATTCAGGACATGTACCGTGTACGGTATTAATACTTTCTAAAAGATCTTTCATTAATACTTTCTTTTTTACCACGGTTTATAATTAGTTTTACCATCCTCACGATAAGCAATCAAGGACTCTTTTTTATTTAAATCTGTTGAATAGCTACAATGGACCCACCCTGATGATGGTTCTCCTTCTTTGTAGAACTCTAAAATTAATTGATTCCAAATGAGGTTATCTCTTATCCATTGTGCTAATTCTTTATTATCTATTCCTGGGATTTCAAAATCGGCTGCTGCTGATTTATTATCTGCACAATGTTCACTGGTAATTTTTGATCCTATCTCTATGCACAATTCTGCACATCGGAATCCAGAACTAATAATTAGAGGCCTGTCGAAATGACTACGGATCGGTTGTAAAATATTTACTGCCAATGCTTTTAAATTTTCTATTTGCATTGGTGATGGATTGTTATTAATGCCCTTGCGTTCTGCAACCTGGCTTTTAATAAGCTCGTCCAACGTAAAGTTAGCTGTAAGTTTCATTATAAAATTTGTTCGAACGGATTTAAGTTTATAATTTTTTCAGGGCATTTACAATACCCAATAAATTTACATATTCTACACCAAATTATTTGCATTTACACTGTTTAATGCCAAAGATTTTAGCTATAATTTTTTTAATTAATTTCATTTGAAAGCAAAATATACTAATACTCCAATTATTACAATAGCTACACCTAATGTTTCCATTATTTCATTATTAATTTTTTGATAGTTTTACTACCATCTACATTAATATCAATTTCAACATCTGTTTCTATGCATTGTATGTCTTTATTAGTCATACTCATATTACGAGTAATTAATCTTTTATGTTTTAAACATTCAGATATGGAGTCTTGAATTCTATGTTCTACTAATTTGTCATTCATAAAAAATAATAATACTATTGCTGTTTCAATCATTATACAAATCTCCCTTTGTTTGGTCCTTTTTTAATCATATACCTACTAGTTCCATTTGCCCCAATTTGAACTTCTTTTCTAAGTATTTGAAAAAATTCTTTTTGTTTATCAGACTCTATTTTTTCTTGTGCATATTGAGTCATTTTAAATTTATTTATTTTATCTCTATCAGCCATTACATCCTCCAATATTCAGTTATTTGTTTCCACTCGCATTCTGCATCTTCGCAAGTGTAATCATATTCTTGAAAGGTACCTGCATTAATGCCCGTTTCCGTTTCCATTACTAAATTTAATATCTCTTGTTGCGTCTTTAAGCTTTTCAACATCTTTTTTTAACTTTTCAATATCTTCTCTAGCTGCTTCCAGCATAACTTTAACGTGTAAATTTTCATCTAATAACTGTTGTTGTTTTTCAGTATCTTCAGCCAATGACTCTAACAGAAAAAACTGTTCCTTATCGACAGGTATTTGATCTGCTTTTTTTAATAAATCCGCCTCCATTAACTGAAGTCTTGTCTCTAGTGTATTAATAGTATTAGTCATACCAATGTACATATAGACAGCAAAACCCGCAGCAGCAATGATCATACCAATCGTTTTAAGATCGGTCTTTACTGCAGTTTCTTCGTTTATCTTTGACATAATTTATTTATAAAAACCGTCAAAAACCCAGTCAACAAATTTTTGCCACTGTTTTTTAATCCATTTAATCATTTTTTTCTACCTCATAAAACATTTTATCAGAATCTTCTGTTATCCAATCTGAACCTTCTACTTCCCAGACGTTAGTTTGTACTCTATAGTCTGGCCAAGTTGTATCAGTAGTATAATTATTAACATGCCACAAAATACGATTGTTAGGCTGAGCAGCATAATTGCCGTTAGCAAGAGCGAGTATATGCGCACACTTATGCTCTTGAGGAATTTCAGAATGTTCTGTATTGAGTATATTAGTCTCTGGATGTGCCCAGTCAATAGTAAATAAATATTGTCCAGCATAGAATTTTTTATCCTTACCTTTAAATTTACAGTTTAAATTAGCCAGGAAATCAAAAGTATGAACACTAGGCCAATAACTAAAACTGTTCCACAACTGTAACTCGTCAACCGACATATTCGGCACTTCGGTTCTAGAAAAACGTTTTTGGAAAAACGCTGAGATAGGCAAACGATAATAGACCGCACCATTTGGTAACATGATATGAAATAATAAGGCACGTCCTGAAATAGAAGCGACACCGAAGATAACACATTCTTCACTCTCTTGATTATATTTGGGATCCATATCATAAAGATATTCCTTACGAATTTTACAATATATTGGTGGTGTGTTTGCATTTAAATAAGCCATTATCCATAAATATCACCCCAATTTTCGCCAGATTCATAATCTACTTTATTGGGAACTTCTAGTGTAACAGCATTTTCCATAATTTCAATTATTTTTTTAGCATGCTCTGGAGATTCTACAGATAAATCTAATTCATCATGAATTTGAATATGTGCAACAATTCCTTCTTTGTACAATTCTAACATAGCTTTCTTTGTCATATCAGCAGCAGAACCTTGAATTAATTTATTTAAAGCTTTGTATGTATAAGCTCGCTTGATCCCTGGTCCGTGTTCCCTGAGTGCATCTTCGTGACTCATTGCTTTGTGCATACCAAACATATTTGGCTCCCATAAATGAAATCTACAAAGTCTACCAAGTAACGTTCTTATCTGACCGTGACTCTGCGCTCTATTAGATGCTGAGTTCATCAATTGTTTAACAAACGGAACTTGATTATGGTATTGATCAAAAAGTTCTTTTGCTTTTTCTTTTGTTACACCTAATTCTGCCTGTAGTTTTGTTTTACCCATTCCATAAAATAAACCTAAGTTAATTGTTTTAGCTTGTGATCTAGGTATGTTGGCCATCTCAGCTACTGTTTGGTGGAAGTCTGTATCTACATCATCTTTATAAGCATCTACAACATCATAAACAGATGGAAATTTATGTAATGTTGCATAATGCACAACTAATCTAGGTTCTTGTTGTGAGTAATCAAAACAACCCCAGGTACAACCTTCTTCTGGTAAAAACAAAGATCTAATCATAGGCCCTAAATCCTTATTTCTTGCTGGAAGTTGTTGTAGATTTGGATTGTTATAACTAAAACGACCTGTCACAGTACCACCTAAATCTGATCTTATTTGATTTATTTCAGCGTGTATTCTACCTTTATGTTGAAACCTTAATATAGTATCAATGAAAGTAGTGTGTGCCTTGTTTATTTCCCTAGCTTCTGCTATTTTTTTAACAAATTTATTATTGTGATTTGAAAGGAAATTTTTTGTAAATGAAGGTGACTCTGTTTTCTCGGTTTTATCGTAGGTCAAGGAAAGTTTATCAAATACTTTGGCAATCGAACGAGCAGCCCAAATTTGTGGTTCTATGCCTGTTTCTTTTTTTATTTCTAGCAATAGATTTTTTTCTTGTTCTTGTAGTTGCACTTTCAGTGCTGCAGCTCTGTCTGCATCTACTCGTACTCCTTTAAATCTCATATCAACTAGACAAGGAAATAAATCTGTTTCAAGATTAAAAATAGATTCAATATCTTGTTGTATGATTTCTGATTTAAATTTTTGCCAAAGCTCTAATGTAAGTTCAGCATCTTTTTCTGCATAAGCTCCTACATACATAGGTGGAAGTTTCCACATATCAGCTTTTGGGTCTAAACCCCTTGATTTTGCTTCCTCATTTAAGGCCGCTTCATTCTTACCATGACCTAGATATTCCCAAGATAAAGCATTTAATGTGTAAGCAAATCTATTTTCATCAATTAAACTTGCTGCAATCATCGTATCTACAATAAGACCATTAATTTTAATTCCCATTTGTCTAATCCAACATACGTCATACATTGCATTATGAAATATTTTTATAGCATTAGAAGCCATTGTATCTTTAAACCATTCTAATGTTCTTTTCTTATCCATATTGCTCCCTGATCCGTGAGCAATTGGAAAATAAAATTTTCTACCTGGTACAGCCACAGCTATGCCAACCACTTCACCATTACCTATAACTGAACCCGATCCTTTTATTTTTAAATCAGGATCTCTTGTTTCTAAGTCTACTGCAATTTCATCATATTGTCTTAAATCTGGATATTCCTCTGGTTCAATCCATTCTGTCTGCGCTGTGAATAGTGGTACTTTCATTATTTATTCTCCTTTTTATGTGTGTAAACTTCATACCAAGCTTCACATTCTTTATTAGTGCATTGATACATAGATACTATTTGATGTTCTGAATCAGGATATGTATCCTCAGTATCAAAATCATTTTGCCAAAGTAATTCTTTTTTACAATGAAAGCATTTAAACATTATTTTTACCTTTTACTTTTTTGTCATTTTTTGTTCCTATTAATTTTTCTTCCCATTCTTTTTCCGTCATTACATTTTTTCTTTTTAAAAATAGCATCATAGTTATTTTTATATTGTTCGGTAGCTATTCTGGACCTACCGTCCCATCTTCTTCCTTTTTCCTTCATACTTTTCCTTTTTATAACATTTTTTACATTTAAAAGCATAATTGTATGCCATATTTCTTTTATGACATATAACACACTTATATTTCATTTCTTCCTTTTCATATCTTTTATTTTTTTTATCTCTAGTTCGCAATAGTGAATTATCTTTTCTAAATCCTCTATTCCATTTTTATTCTGGTACCTACAAACGTACTTCACAACGTTCCCCTGAAAGAACGAGAGATTATTTTTAGATATAAATTCATATGGTTGAATGTGAAAAGACTTATAGTGACTCCCACCTATCTGCTTTTCTTGTGGAAAAGCTTTTTCAAACATATCTTTTGTTGTCATAACTGATATCCATACCTTTCTTTTTTTGGTTTTAATAAATACA